TTCTGCCCATATGCGGATTGCTTCAACATTCTGAGCGAGAACCGCCCGGTCCTGACCGGTCTGTGCGATTGCGGATTGACCGTTGACGGTCATGGCCTGCAATGCCGGGGTCAACTCTCTTGCGGCGTTCATTACTGCAATGAACTCACTTTTCAGAGTGTCTGGTGTGTCGCCGTTGCGGTTAATTTGAAATTCGTGCGTCATTGCATGGCTCCCTGCCAGGGTTTCTATATCTGGGATGTTGTGGTAATACGGCAATTCTATTTTCCCTTATGCCTTTACTTTGGTGCGAGTCAGTTGGGTTTCTTTGACGCCGCGGAACTCATTGTGAGATTTTACAGTGGCGTCGACTTCCACCTCTTGGTTGACATCCAGTTCGGCGCCGTTGGAGCTGAACCACGAGAACAAGTTTCCGCCTTCGTCGATGAACTTATACAGAATGGATTCACCCCACTCACTGGTCACTCCACGGGCTGCGGTGACACGCAACTTCAAGCCACGAAGGCGTTCTTTTTCTGCCCCGATGTGATTGGAATCAACAGCTTCTTCTTTCTGCTTTGCGTAGGCGAGAAGCTTTCCGATGTGCCGCTGGTATGAACCCACAGCAGAGCAAGCCAGTCCACGGCGAACAGGTTCCACAGCGCCGAGACCAAGAACAAGCCGGAGGTTGTGAATATATTGGCTGTCGCCCGAGTCAGTACCGGCGACCCAATCCAGAGTATCCTGAGCCATCACCCAGTCTTCGGGGCGAATAGCAGCTTTCAACTGATCACGAGTGGCAACATCGTGCTTATTAGCAAGATTGCAGTAGAACCAAGGTGAGATACTGAATGCAGTGGGGGTACCAGCTTCTTCTGGTGCGCTCTTGGGTATCCATCCCCAAAGACGGATGGCAACCGAAGTCACGGCGAGAAGTTCCAGGGCACTATCGTCAGAACGCCCACCGAAGTTCCATTCGTCGCCGAAGTCGCGCAGTTGGCGGATGAAGCTAAACCGGGCGGCGACAGATGCAGGAGTATCCGTGCCCATATAATCACGGAGACAGGAGCGGCCTACTTGAACAAAGTTACCGACATCATCCTGCACTACAAAGAGGTGCTTGCGAAGCCTGTCTTGGTTGCAGTGCTCGCAGTGACCATCAGAATGGCGGAAGTGGTCGGGCAACTCGACACCCGGAATGCCGTCGATAATTGTTCCACCTTCAACTATCTCAAGGCGGGCGGCAAAAGTGTAGTTTCCGACTTTCGGCGCTTCGATGTGGTTTAGAATAATGTCAGTAACTTCAAGCTTCGTTTTCTGGCCTTCGACAAAAAATTCTTCGAAGCGAGGAGTTCCGAGAGTCCAGGTAATGGTAGGAGTCCCGTAGCGCTCAGCTTTGCGGGCGAGCTTTTTCAGATTCGTAAGTGCTTCCTCGAGACGGTAGGTAAGCACTGAAATTGTGTTTTCGGTATCCATGATTTTCATCCAGATGAGGTTCCGTTGAGTACAGGATAAACCATACGGATACCGAAGTCAACACATTATTGTGCAAGAAGATGAACTTTTACATGCTTGCAGTTAACACCAGTCAAGACGGTATTAAATTTTATCCAGTTTTGCTGTATTTGTGTTGCTGTATCAATATCAAATATTGCTGCTTGCAGTATATCATTGGACCACAACAAATTAGTGTTTGTATGATACCGACCATCAACAATTAAAACATACATTTTTGTATTCCTATCAGTTCAAGTTAAGTTTTGTTGGTCGCCTAAGAATTCCTTTAGTGGCATCAGTAAAGGCGTCAAACTGTTCTGGTCTTATACGAACAGAAACGGATACCTGGCAGCCTTTATGTCTTGGGTCGAACGGATAAATGTCACCGATTTCTATGCTATTTTCGAGGCAAAACATGACAAATCTTGACATACTCGCCTTTGTCAAACTAAGGCCCTTGTCGCAGTGCATCCAAACACGACCGCGGTGATCTACTTTATCTTGCTCTGCCATATAGCATGCACAGGCACCGCCAGGCCAGTTACAATCAGTCATAGCGAACAAATAGAATGATAGCTGGCCAGATAAGAGGCCAGGTTAAACATGCTAGAATAAGTGTAGAGTGGTTAAGAAATCCGTATCTAGAACCTACTGCTAAAACTATCATCCAGCCAACAGACACGTACATTAATGTTAATAGCCAAAAAATTTCGATTTTATTCCTCTTTCTCTTTGATTAATTCTACCCAGAATCCTTCATGTACGACTCTAGAAGATTCTGCAAAGGTGCCGGCAGGTAAAAACTTTTCCGTTCCGTCGGCGCAGGTAGCGTAATAGCCACCGACGTATGGTAAATATTCAGCCACATAATTTGTGTCTAATAAGATTGGGCTGTAATCTGCGTTTACTGGAATCATAAGACAAGACCAATTTTCTTCTTGTTTCTTTAGCTTTTTAATCTCGACAGCCCAATAGCTCCCATCACCCAGTCTGTCTTGTATGTCGGGTCGGGCGGGAACTGCTTCTCGGTACTCGGGCTTCTCAGGAACCGTATAAGGAAACGTAACCGGTACGCGAGAGTAAGCGTTAGTGAAATATGATTTGTACTTCTCGCCAGTTTCTCCGTCGATCCACCACTCCCAGAATACAATTCCTTCTATGTTATAAGCACCTTTATCAGCGCACTTAAACACATTCGAGGCTCGTTTATTTTGCCAAGTACCTTTGCCAACTTCCATCCACTCAGAATCATTTCCAGAAAGAGGCGTAAGTGGCTTGTTTGCAGCAAGTGCACTAAATAATTCAAGTGCAAAAGGTGCGGACATACCGCTATGTCCCTGGTTGACAAATACTTTTAGAAGATCCAATGTACCTTCGCGCAACCATTTATTAGGACCTTCTTCAGTATCAGAGGCTGAATATCCGGCCGCCTCTAGTTCATCTTCGGCCCACTTTAACATATTCATAATATATCCTCACATTAAAATTGTACTTTTTTTGTCACATCATACCGCCCATGATAATAAAATCTTGGCTCTCACCATCAAGAATTTCTGACTCTGGTGGGTATGAAAATAGTTGCATTTCTAGGGGTATTACTGTAATGTGCTCTTCTGCGTCACTAGTTTCTATAGTAACTTCTACACTAATACCTGCATCAGAGGTCAACACTACCGTTCTATCAGCAGAACAGAGACTTTCAGAATTGTAGTAAGTCACTATCGCGCGATCTATTCCTTCGTCACGGATTTCTAAGATATCTGGGTTTAAGAGACAAGGATCATAGAATTGCCAAGGTTCAAACTCTTGTGCATAAGTCACAGTAGCTGTGAGAACAAACGCAGAAGCCAATAGCAATTTATTCATTATCTTGAAGCCTCTTATTTAGATCGACGTCGATATCTTTTACTAGTTCTTTCATTCTTTCGTAAAGATGCCTTGGAAATTCCACCGGAGTTTCTTCTAAGCATTCATACCAGAAGTGAACGCGCGGTGGTTCACGAAATGCATACACGAACGGAGCATCTCCATAGTGTCTTGACGCTTTGCGAAGAGTTTTACCAGTATTAATTGCTGTGTCTACAATCAGGGCTCTTTGATCTGGTATGAAAGATCCATAAGGAACAAACGGAACACGCAGCATATAGGATGCGTAAACAGATGCAATTGCTCCGCTACGACCTGGCCCCGTAACATAGTCAATAGGAGGAAGATCGTCTAGTACCTGCTCGAGTCTTTCGCTAAACTCTGACTGTGACACGATGTACATTTTTAATAACCGAAAATTTCCTGTTGGAGATCCACGTCTGCTTCGACATCAAGCAAAAGTGCAAGGCTGGCAAGAGCCACCATTCTGGTGGCTCCTTGTGCCATTAAATCTGGGTGTTCTGATGCCGCTATCCAATGCCCATTATCTCTATATAGCTTAATTGTTACTCTATCAGACAAGTTCGTTTACCCCGGTTGAACCCAAGCCGCCGACTCGATCTGTTTTCTGTGTTGGGCGCTCAGCTGTTTCGGTTAGGGCACTTACTGTCATTTTTTCTAGTGCACCCTGCGCTATTCTGTCACCGTGATGAATTGTTACAATGGTATCTGACATGTTATAGAGCATAACAAATAGTGGATCCACATAATCGGAATCAATAATAGCGACGCTATTCGCAAGCGTTAAACCCATTTTGAGGGCCATGCTTGAGCGAATAAAGATCTTCATCAGATGAAGATCAGGAATATCAAAGATTAAACCAGTAGGCACTAGAACTCTGCTGTCAGAATGGATTTGAATTACGGGGCCGTTGCCAGTAAGTTTTACTGGGTGTTCAACTGGTCTGTTAAAGGGATTGTAGGATAGGTATTTTGTACCTTCTTCAATGCACGCATGTAGATCAAAGCATGCTGACCCCTGTGTAGCATAGACCGGCAGAGTTGCAGTTTCTTTATCACGAAAAATATTCATTGTTAAACCTTTTTGCTTCCTATTGTATATTTACTTATGAGTTCCCATTTAGGCTTGTCTCTAAATGGTATGATTTTGACCCCACTGAGGGGCAGTATTGGGTCTACAGTCTGATCTGGATTGACAATCTCCAAAAGATTCCACTCTTCGAGTAGATTCGTAATGGTGTTTCTTCTTCCTTTATCTTCTTCTGACAGCGTGTCATTCTTGCCATCAAGAATAAACAATTCTTTGAAGTGCAAGATTACATATCTACTCCTATCAGTTTCTTTATCCATTTTATGTAGGATATGACACGACTGAAAAATCTTCTGTTCGGTCTTAGATGCTACACCTATACGGGTGAGAGTCTCGCGTATTTTTAGAAAACTGTCATCTGATATGAGTCTTATTTCAGCTCCGACACCTCTGAATAGATTTTGGTTCATTATATTCACTCTCTTTTATTTTTGTTTTTGTGAGTTACAATCTATTTATTTGTTTTTGCCTTCGCCAGTGTTTCTCATGTCTCTAAGAGCTTGAATATTGTCTTCGGTCAGAATTTTCATATACTGTTTGGCAACTTCTACCCTGCAGTTGTACGTAACACAGATGAGGTCAAGAATTTCATCTTTTGCGAGCTTATGCCACTTCGAGTACCTTTTTCTTTTACGCAGAGATCCGTAGTAATAGTAATACTGCGCAGCCTTGGGCATTGCAGGCAACATATTCAGTTCATTGGCATAAAGAACAGTATCTGGGAAGAAACTGAATCCGCGATTTACCATATACGCGTTGTATTCCTTGGCAGATTCAGGATTTTCTGAGATAAGATCACGCTTGGATTCAGATACTGAAGTCATGAACGAAAAGGGAGTGAGTTTCTCTTCCTTTGAGAGCACCTCTTCTATTTCTTCTATATGAACATACGGCTTAATAATTTCAGACGCGTCAAGTTCCTTGCTCATCTTGGTTGTGCCTCATTTTTAATCTGATTCATAGTATCAGAACATTCTTTACATAAGTCTAGTTCAATGACTCCATCGGCAGCTTTTACTTCGATTTTCCAGAATTCTTTTTTGGGTGAAGAATTCCTACAGATACTACAGATAGCTGTCTTTTTGGGTTTCTTGAAAAAGTTCATAGGTCACACTCAGCCATGACCTCCACAAGCGCAGCTACTAGATTGAGCTCTTGGTCAGGAACGGAAGGGTGCTGGAATTGGTATCTGGCAAGAATAACGACGAAGTTCGGAATGGAATTCATCTTAATCTTGTCAAGTCCTGTCTCAAAGAGTTTTCTATACAGCTCAGCAAAGTCTTGATCTGTATTTGATGCGACCCACTTACGCATTTCTGTGAAGTCTTTGTTTTTAATGAGTTCGAATAGAGAATCTATGGATTCTTGTTTGAAGTTATTAAAGATTCCTTCGTCAATCTTACCAGATGCAGCATAGTTTTGAAGTTCATTTAGCACTCGACGAAAATCTGGGAAGTACTTTTCGACAATCTTCGCGATTACCTTTCGGTCATATTCTACACCTTCGGTATCCAGAATAGTAAGAACACGCTTGAAGAAATGCATCGCAATGGTTGCGCGATCCGCCTTATCGATTGCGAAATCTACATTCGAGAATCTTGATTGAAGAGCAGGAATAATTCTGTTCTTGAGGTTACAAGTAAAGATAAACCCACAGTTTTTGCTATATTCTTCAGCGAATGAACGCATAGCAGCTTGAGTAGCAGGAGTCAGATAATCAGCTTCGTCAATAATCACATACTTGCGACCACCAGTAAGTGAAACAGACGAGGCAAAGTTTGCTATCTCGTGACGAAGTGTATCAATGCCGCCATTCAGTGAGCCGTTGATAAGAATGTAGTCACAGTCAAGTTCTTTGAGCATCGCAATCGCTGCTGTAGTTTTTCCGGTACCGGGTGAACCGGAGAGTAACAGATTCGGAATATTTTTATCGTCAACAAATCGCTGAAATGCTTTTTTTGTCTTTTCTGGTAGAATGGTATCAGAAATGCGCTGGGGCCGGTATTTTTGGCTCCAGAGCATTTCCATTGCAATATTGTCGTTCATGATATAAGATACCTTATTTTTTAGGTTCAGTTTCAGTTGTCTCAGCCAGAAGCTCTGGTTGGTCTGCAGTGAGGTCTGTGCGAAGCTTTTCGATTCTTTCGCGCAGACCACCGACAAAGAATATCTCGTTTCCTTTAAAGGCACCCCGCTCTACACAGGCATCTATGAGTTTGACCATTTGCCCGTAATCTTCTACTGCTAATGTTAGCTTATGTGCCATTATGATCCTTTCTTATATGTTGATTTAGATTCAATTGCGATAAAGTAAGTTACAGTAGGGCAAGAGAATTTGGAAATACCCTTTGACGAAAGTTCTACTTCATAGTCAAACGGCATAATTTGAAGATTTTCTGTCTTGATAATCAAGGAGAATGTATCTTCAGTTTCACCTAGTTCGACGCCAAATGAGTCAGCCGAGGGGTTGGCGCTGTCGATTGCTTTCAGATAACAGGTGCCATTTTCACCGACGAAAGCAATTTCAGGTAGCTGATATACACTGGACGCTTTTAATACTTTCAGAAAGTCTTCTGCAGTAAGAGTTACAGCCACGTCTACTGTCGGCAACTTGATTTCTTTTTCAGGAGGAGTAATGATCATCGAAGGATCTGCGTAAACATATTTTGCTTTACTTTTACCTTCAGTAATCGTGACTGCTTTGTCACCAAAGACAAGATTCGGTTCAGCATAAAGACCACAAACGGCCAAAAATCTAGGTAGATTATAGATACCAGCTTGCTGCGGGAATTCGTCCGGTACAACTGCAACAGCCATAACAGTTTTCGTCGGGCTTATTGTACGAAGTGTCGAACCTTCCTTAAAAAGAATTGATTGATTGATTGCCGAGAAGTTGCGCAGTACAGCAATTGTTTCTTGCGATAGTTTCATATTAAATAGTACTCCTTAGATGAGTTAAGATTTTAAGATTTTGGGGATTGTTTATAGTACACCAAAGCTTCCGCGAAGTCAACTTAAGATTAACTTGAATTGCGTTGATGCTGCAATATACCAGTCAGCATTCTAAACTCGCTGAGGAATCTGATGTTTGCTTCGGCTGATGTCCAAGGTCGAATCGTAATTCCCAGTGGTGGTTCTATAAGATTCCACGGACGAGGTGGTGACTTCATAAGCTGAGGCATCTCATCTGCAAGGATCGCGTTGTCTACCCGCTTTACTTCGTCTGGCATCTTACGAGCCATATCGAATTTATCACAGACAGCATTCATAACACCTTTCTCGATTTCAGCATAGTTTGTAAGAAAACGCTTTAGTGGCCTGGGTATGTCGACCACATATGCTTCACCGGCGTCATGTAGAAGGCCCCATAGCTTGTACTCCGGTGAAAGTGCTTGCGAGACGAGCACGGAATGCTGTGCTACTGAATAAAATTCTCTACAGTGCCCACCGTATCTGCACATATTTGAAAGTGCATGCGCAATGTCTTGAATTTCAACCTCTTCTGGTCTTGGATCGAGTGGCCAAAATGCAATACCACTTGAAGTCTGTAGCCAGTCGCCTTTACGTTCTTCACTCATAATATATTTTACCTTTTTATCATTTCTAGATCTTGCTCTGCTCTTAGTATTGCCTGAATTCTTAGGATATCAGCAAGAATGTCCCAAGAACTGTCGTGCTTCTGGAATACTTTACCCCAGAATTCTTCGTCTTGAATTGGTATAAATCCGTTTTCTTTTGGAAAGTCTAACTTCGCGTCGATAAATGTCCTGGTGTCTCTCAGTTTCCAATGAGGTATTGTGCTGTTTAAAAACGAACCCTTCTTCTGCGCTTCAAACATTCTCCACAGAATAGGCGGATCAAAAGAGTTTGCCCGAGACCACCAGCAATCATACTTTGAATTCTTTGAGAGATATGTCAGAATCTCTACGGTAAATTCTTCGACTGTTTTATCAGTCTTGAGAGGCATGATTTTTTTCTGAACGCTAGCATCTTGCTTCTGCCAAAACTCTACTGTATCAGCATATACTACCCAGCCGTAGTCTCTGACCTGTTCTTTAATTGACAGCTTGCACTTTTGCATATCAGCAATTGATCTTAAAGTGTATGGTGTATCTGATACCATTTTTTCGAGATCAAATGTAAAGAACGAGCAGTCAATTACTGCACAGTCATTCACGTTAGTTCCCATTGTCTCGTAGTCTAGGATAAAATGCTTGTTTGATCTAGCCATTCATAAATCTTTCTATATTTGTAACATCTTCAGATGCTTGGTGCTTAAGAATACTTTTCTTGAAGATTAACTCAAGGGAAGATTTGGTCTTTTCAATAGAATTAAACTCATATGTTTTATCCGCTAACTCTTGTCTGTCAGCTAATGTGAGTTTAGAGAAATCTTGAACCGCAGATAGAAACTGATCCTTGTTTCGTACTACGCGAATAAATTTATTTCTAGTCTCAGCATCTAGTATTTCAAGTGCAGGGTGGTCACCATCTCTATTACCGAACAGTATCAGAGGTACACCACGCTGTAGAGATTCAAGTGACGTTATCGTATAAGTGTCATACGGTGCGAGTCCCACGAAAGTACACATTGAATTAGATATAGCATCCATAATCTTTTCGTGAGGAAGGTCAAAGATTGTTTTTCGTAGCGGCTCATCTTGAAACCTCTTGATATTTTTTTCGGCGTAGTTCTTTACTTTGTCTCCAGTCGAAGAGAGGTAAAGCATAGTGGTATAAACTTCCGTTTTGA